GGCAGCAACCAAAGGCAAACGCAACGGGCAATATTTAGAAATTGGCAGTGCTGAACCTTTTTACGGCAACAACACAGCTTTGTTGGAAACAATGTTTGACTGGAAAGGGTTGAGCATTGAATATGATTTAGCCAAAGTCAAAGACTTTGAGTACAGACGCAAAAACCCCGTGATATGCACAGATGCAACCACAGTGAACTATGCTGCAATTCTTGCTACCAAAGGATTCACCAAGGACATTGATTACTTGCAAGTTGATTGCGACCCACCAGAAATTTCGTTTGGAATTTTAAAGAGCATGCCGTTTGATCAATACAGATTTGCTGTGATAACGTTTGAGCATGATCATTACTGGAACCAAAACGTTAGAGATCAAAGTCGAGAATTTCTCAAAAGCCAAGGTTACGAACTGTTGGTCAGCGATCTCGCTTATAATAAAGTTCACAGCTATGAAGATTGGTGGGTACATCCTGAGCTAGTGGATGAAGCCACAAGAAACAGTCTCAGAGCTGTTGGCAACGATATAAAGTTTGCCACAGACTACATGTTCCCTCCAAGTTTGCCAACCGCAGCAGTTGCAATTACTACCAAGTCAAATATTGCTCGTACTGCTTCTACATTGATCAACCAGAAACCCATGCCTGGTATATGGATAGTTGATAATTTTTATCAGAATCCTGACGAGATACGCAAGTTTGCATTGGCACAAGAATACAATCAAGGCGGATTTGATAAACCTTACATTGGTGATCGTACTAAAGAACAATTCTTATTTCCAGGACTTCGAGAAGAATTTGAATATATTATGAATCGCAAGATTTTAAACTGGGAAAGTCATGCTATGAACGGTCGATTCCAGGTGTGTAAGGAAGGTGAGCCACTGGTGTATCACTGTGATGAACAAGCCTGGGCAGCCATGTTATACTTAACTCCCAATGCACCGTACCAATCGGGTACCGCAACTCATGCGCTCAAAGGCACAGACATTAGACACATAAGTCATCCGGAGATTTCAAGATGCTTTAGACCTGGCAGTCGCAATCTAGATAGAACCATCTTTGAACCAGTGGACTCATTTGGTAACGTATACAACCGCTTGGTTATATTCAATGCTGGATATATTCATTCAGCCACAGACTATTTTGGATTTACCAACGAGAATTGTCGACTGTGGCAAATGTTCTTCTTTGATTGATTATCTCGTGCAAGTACGTTCAAGAGAAGTTATCTTCTTTTGAATAGTATCTAAGTTTACTGTGTTCCACAACCCTGGATGCAATGGCCTTGGCCAGCGTCCAGTTTCAATCCAAGCATAACCTATGTGTTCGTGATTTAAATTAGGAGTGAATTCACCATCTACTCTGCACCAGAAGGTGTGATACTCAAACGCAGAGTCGGGACTGGTGAATTTTTCAATTGGAATCAACTGCTGATACTTAGGAACAACTCCCAGCTCTTCTGCACATTCTCTTTCCATGGCAGCAACTAGTGTTTCGTTGTGCTCTACTTTGCCGCCAACTAGTCCCCATGTGTCAGGATATTTTGAATCGTTGCGTAATAGATACAGATACCTGTTGGTATCTACAGAATAAAACCAAACGCCTACGGCCCTTACAATACCAGTTTCCATGTGCCACCAGGGTATAATCCATCAATACTGTTGACCCATTTGGTGTCATTCCAATAAAATTGAATGCCAGTGGTCAGGTTAATTACATATTGCGGATCCGTAGTACCTCTACTGTTGAATGCAATAACCCATCGTGCGCCGTCATACTCAATGATATCATTGGCATTGGCAATCAGTGGTTGTCCACTGATACCTTCCCAGGCCACAGGATTGCTTGGATTTGCTAAACTACCTGTGCTGTTGTTTATTAAGTATCGTTGACCAAGTGCAGCAACAGGCAACCCATCTCCGGGCGCAGTAGTCAGCGGATTAATAATAGCATCTACAGGACTCAATGTGTTTTGTGGCGCAGTATCAGGATCAATGTTGTAAATTAGCAATCGATCATCAGCTGGATTCACAGCAATGGTACCAATGATACTAGAATCAGGTACCCAAGGATTGTCTAGAGTAATATAGCTGATGCCTGGACGTAACACACCGTATGCTGCAATTACTGCGGGCCAAGTAATCTGTGGATTTTCTGGTATAGGAAATGTGCTACGATCTGAATTTACCGGTTGCGAGGGTTGTAATATTTGAAGTTGTCCGTCCAGCAGCAACACTTGATAACTCCACGGTGTGACTTTGACTCGGGTACCTAACAACAAATCATTGTCAGTCAACGCATTAACAGCATCACCTTGTGCATCAAAGATACTGGCAATCACACGTTCTACCACGCCTAGCTTCTTGACTTTGGCTGGGCTACTGACCCAGATTGGCAAACTAAATGTCATGGTCATGATGTCAATGGGATTGTCATTATTCACTGGAATAACTCTTGAACTCCACTTCACACTGTCAAGGTTGCACACAGTGAGACTGGTCCAGTCAATATAATTGTCTGTAGCCTGTATTTCCAACGCAGGGTTAAACAAGGTAGCAATTTGTTCAAACAACTGCATCTTTTGATTGGTATTACTGGTCCAGATATCCAGATTTATAGTGAGCTTGTAAGGCACAGGCATGAGTCTTTCAATTTGAAATGCATTACCTTGTGTGGTTTCGTAGCTTTCTGTGCTTGCATCCCAGGTGCGTTGACGCACAAACATCTTGTTCACATGATAAGGCTCTTGCATGCGCTCTCTATCATATGCTAAATCAGTAATGTAAAATGTCATCAGTGGAGTGGCATTCAATGAGTTAGCAGAGTTTTGATTTAATATAGTCTGTGCTTGTCTACTGGCATCACCATAGCGTATAGGCACACGGATCAAATCAGATGTACCTTGTTCATTGCGCCCATACTCAACTTCAAACAAGCTGAACATGCGGGTGAATTGCAGTAGGTAGCGACGAATTTGTTCGTCATAAAAAAATAATTGACTCATGTTTAGCTGGATTTTTGGTAAGGTTGTGTTGGCGGATACGGATTGGGTGGCAAATTACCACCTTGATCACCGTTGGCTGCATCGGGTATCAATGCTTCACTCAAACTCTGACGGCTAGGTACGTTACCAAGGTCTGTGGTATTCACAGTGTATGTATTGTTAACAAACGATGAGCGTAAAGTATCGTTGTTGGCACCCGGTGTGAGATTGGTTCGTACATTGCTTTCAATCTTGACCCAACCTGATCCGTTGAAACGAAACAGTCGATTGGGGAAATAATCCAAGCGTAATGCAAACTGTCCAGCAGTGGGGTTGGGTGGAAAATTAACACCAGCAGTGACTGGCAATCCGTTGGGCGCTACACCATCTCCAGTCAAGTAACCAGCTGTATAGCCATCACTTCTGGGTGAATTGCCATCATTGGCCACGGTACGGCTAGCATCACTAATAGTGTAGTCAGCAGTGTAAGTGGCGGATTCAGGATTAGCAGGTGTGCCGTCAGGATTGGTTGCTACAATATAAAACTTCACAACATCAAACCCTGAACGTGGTACTTCTGCTTCTGCTTGCACCAAGATAGCATCATTGATTGCCAAATTGCGCGGGCGGGTACTTTGTCGATCCTCAATGGTTTCTGGATTGGTCTTTTCTGTCCAGTATTCTGTATTGGTAATATCTGTTCCTGGTGGAACATTTTTGTTTGATGTGTAATATTTGTCGCCATACAGCACTGTGACACCACCTGGATAAAAATTGCCTGGATCCCAAATGTTAATGGGTTCAAACGGTTGTTTGGTAATTTGATCAAATTCTTGTGCATTGACCATAGGAGTGGCTTTCACACGCCACAAGTGAGGTAACCAGGTTTGACTAAAACCTTCGCTGGCAAATGCAGCGTCTTGAATCACATACCACTTGGGCAAGGCTCTGGGTATGGTAGAATCCAGCGGATTGTAGTCACGTAAATTAGGCAGCTCTAGAACATCCCCGCTCATGAGTTTGCGACCCATGGTATCAATCATGTCATTGTAATGGAATGTGATAAACACAGTGTCATTGTTTAAGAACAGGCCAAACTGGGTGAGATCAAAATCAATGTCCTGTGTTTTGTAAACACCACGCATGACATAGATATCTGGATCGTAGGTTCTGTCACGATTTTCTAACAGTAGTAAATCTTCAATAAACAGCGGATTAGTTGTGTCGTATTTGGGCAATGTAGCATCATTGTTACCAGTATTGTCACCAGTTTGCGGACCTAGGTATTTGTGCAGATACATGTCGACTCCCCCGACCTGATACATTTCTGAAATAGTTCGATCAAAAAATCGATAGTCGGCCGTTCGATTAGGCCTGTACATGGAAAGTTTTGGCATAGTGTGTTATTTATGCCCAGGTTGACCAGAAAGTCTGCTTCAGGTATAATACACACATGAAAGTTATAAAGCTAAATCGTAGATATCGAATTTTCAACGAGCACAGGTACCAAGCTGGATTGCGGTTCAACACCTATGGCAACAATGCTCGTGAGATTGAGAGCTCTTGCCGCGAACGGCTAGGACCCTCGGGCTGTTTTCAGCCTGGTGATTCAAGTTGGACTGGCTATTTCGGAAAAAGAAACGTATACGCCGCCACTCCTTACTTTATCATGTTTCGTAAAGAATCTGATTTGAGTTTTGTACTACTTTGTACTGACTTGACCAAAAAAGACTAACCTGCTATAATTACAGCATGACAACTACTAAAGTAAAACTCATGGTCCTAGCTGCAAAAGCCAACGTTAAATCGTTAAATCCCCGTAGTCCAGACACCAAGTATATGGGCAATGAACCTGAATGGCATTTGCAACCTGTGAGCAATCGCATCAGCAGACTGAGCCAT